AGGGTTAAAGGCAGATGGTAATTTCGGTCCTATGACTGAAGCTAAAGTGAAAGAATGGCAAGCGGCTAATGGTTTAACAGCAGATGGAATTGTTGGTGATGGTACTTGGGGTAAAATGTTTGGAGCAACAGCTCCAACTCCTGTTCCAACAGTGGCTATTCCTCCTAGTTCATTTAAGTTAGATGCTTTAAAAGGCCATGTTCCCGATGCAGTAATTGCACAAATACCAGACACAGCAGCCAAGTTCAATATAACAAACCCACTTCGTTTAGCTCATTTCTTAGCACAATGTGGTCACGAGTCTGGTGGTTTTAAAACCGTTAATGAGAACCTAAACTACTCTGTAAGTGGTTTATTGCGAGTGTTTCCTAAATACTTCCCAGGTAATTTAGCTGAGTCGTACGCAAAGAATCCTGCTAAAATTGCTTCTCGTGTATACGGAAGTAGAATGGGTAATGGTGATGAGACAACTGGGGAAGGGTATAAGTACCGCGGTCGTGGATATATCCAATTGACTGGAAAGAGCAACTATACAAATTTTGCTAAGTTTATTGGAGAAGATACTGTCGCTAATCCTGATTTAGTTGCGACCAAGTATCCATTAGCATCTGCAGCATTTTTCTTTAATTCAAATAAGCTATGGGCTATTTGCGATAAAGGAGCTGATCAAGCTACTGTGACTGCTGTAACCAAACGAGTTAATGGTGGTACTATTGGTCTACCAGACCGTATTAAACATTTTAATGAATATTATAGTTTATTAAAATAAAGTGAAACAATAATGGAGATTGTAGTACCTATTGTGATAGCTCTTATCACTTCTGTTTTTGGCCCCATAATATTAGAATGGGCTAAGAGTAAATTTAAGAAAAAACCAGTATCAGACCCTATGCCTGATGCTATTAGATACAATGAACAGATTGAACATCAACTAGATGTTATACTTGATGAATTGGATTGTGATCAAATTTATATAGCCCAATTCCATAATGGAGGGCATTTTTACCCAACTGGTAAGTCAATCCAAAAATTCTCTGTGTTTTATGAAGTAACCACCCCAAATACAATCTCAATAAAGGGTGTTTATCAAAACATACCAGTATCATTATTTAGTAAACCATTAGCTGAATTGTATGAAAAAGGTGAAATATTAGTACCAGACGTTGAAAATGATCCTACTTATGGTTTAGAAACATTTTGTGTTGATAACAAATACAAATCATGTTATTTATTATCATTAACAGATTTAGATGGTCGTATTATTGGGGTGATGGGAATTTATTATATCAATAAAAAACACAAGATAGTTAAAGACGAGTGGATATTTATAAGACAGAAGATAGGGGCGATAGGAAATATAATGAGTAATTATTTACATAATAAAAAGTAAACACATGACACAAATTTTTTTAGAAGCAGCTACAACTGGGTTTGGAGTATTTGAGCAATTAACTAATTATGGGGCTCTAGGTTTAGTAGTATTAGCATTAGGGGCTGTAGGATGGTATATGTTTAAACGTAATATGGCTGAGAAAGATAGAATGCAGGCTAAAATTGATGAATTAGAAAAAGAATTAAGAGATAGAAAATGACCCAATTAACTATATTTTTACAAGCCGCTGCTTCATTTGGTCCATTTGAGGTGCTAACTCAATATGGTGCTTTAGGAGTTATTGTACTTGGTTTAGGAGCTGTACTTTGGTATATGCTTAAACGCCAATTAAAATCAGAGGATGATTTAAAGAAAAAAGTTGAAGACTTACAAAAAGAATTAAATGATTATGTCAAAACAGACACAAGTAAGATTCAAACCTCTTTAGATAATAATACCCAAGCGTTAAGAGATTTAAGAGAAATTATTTTATTAAGTAAAGGTAAAAAGTGAAAAAAAGATTAGCTTTATACGGTGTTTTATTATTAGTTGTTACTTTAGTTATAGCTAATGTGTTTATGGCTGGTGGCGGTCATGTTGAAGTTGTAGAGGAAAATGTTTCATTGGTAGAAGAAAATAGTACATTAACTGAACAAAACCAAACCCTGTCTTCTGAGAACCAGAAACTATCATCTGAGAACCAACAGTTAACAGAACAAGTTTCTACATTAACAGACCAGGTAGAAACATATGAAGAAAAACTTAATACTCCTACTCCTATTCGTTCTAAGTCTGATTGGAACCTTGAGGTCCCAACCAACGAGTAAATATCCTTATACAACAGTAGATGATGATGGTAAAACATCAATAGTGGTTATGACAACTGCTCAAGCGGATGCTATTAATAAAAAATTCCGTGATTTAGAATCTACAATAACACAACAAAAAATTATTATTGAGAAACAAATAGACACTATTACTCGTTATGAGCAAAAAGTAGTATTTGTTGAAGTAACTAATACCCAAGCATTAACAGCTCAAAAAGTTATATCAGATAGTCTACAATCAAAACTAGATACTATAACAAACATATATGAAGAACTTAATATAAGTTTATATGAGATGGCTACTGGGCCTACTTTGTTATATACACTCCCACCATTTGATGAATTAATGTTTTTAGATTTAAAATATTATAATATATATTCCGACCCAGATGGTCAAATTGTAATGTCTAGGATGACTAAATCTGAGTATGAAATGTTTAAAGAATGGAGAGAAAAGAATGGGAATGAGTCACTTATGAGAATTGATTACCAAAAAAAGTTTAAATTTAGTAATTTTGAAGATAAATTAACTAAAAAAAAGGTGTGGAAACATCCAAGTATTTGGAAATAAAGTTTGGCCTTAGGGCCATTTTTTATTATATTTAGGTTATGAAATTAAACACATTATTTAAAAGAGCAGTAAACGGTAAAATTAATGAATGGACCGTTGAAGTAAAAAACAATTGTTTTAGAACAATATCTGGTTACACAGATGGAGTTAAAACAAAATCTGAATGGACCTGCTGCTCAGGTAAAAACACAAGTAAGAAAAACGCTACCACACCTGAACAACAAGCATTAGCTGAGGCACAGGCAATGTGGACTAAAAAATTAGAATTAGGTAGTTATGAATCAATAAGTGATATTGATACACCTAAGTTCTTTAATCCAATGTTAGCTCATAAATTTGAAGATTATAAAGACAAAATTACTTACCCAGTCTATTCACAACCTAAATTAGATGGTATTAGATGTATTGTTAGAGCAGATGGTATGTGGAGTCGAAATGGTAAGAAAATAGTCTCAGCACCTCACATTTATGAAGCAATGAAACCACTATTTGAAACTAATCCTGATTTGATTTTTGATGGGGAGTTATTTGCTCTTAAAGATCAATGCGATTTTAATAAAATAGTATCATGTGTTAGAAAAACTAAACCAACAGATGATGATTTAATTGAAAGTAAAAAATATATACAGTATTGGATTTATGATTGTCCATCATTTGAAGGTACATTTACTCAACGAATGGGATTTCTTAAAACTTTAGAATTCCCAAACAATTGCATTTTAATTTCTACTGAGGCAGCAAACAATGAAGATGAAGTTATGAGTTTATATAAACAATATATGAGTGAAGAGTTTGAAGGGCAAATGTTAAGAATACCTAATTCATTATATGAAAATAAACGTAGTAAAGGATTAATGAAACATAAAACATTTTTTGATGCGGAGTTTGAAATCAAAGGAGTTGAAGAAGGCAAAGGAAAATTATCTGGAAAAATAGGTAGATTATTATTTGATGGGTTTGACTCAGCAGTGAATGGAGATCATGAATACTTAGAAAGATTATTTAAATCAGGTGAACTGATTGGTAAAACAGCTACAGTTAAATACTTTGAGCTTACAAGTGACGGTAAGCCTCGTTTCCCAAAGGTCATATATATTAGAGATTTTGAATAATTCTGGTATATTTGTTATAAATAATGATATGACAGGAATATATAATAATCACATTGAACAAGCAAAAGAGCAGATTGGTAGAGAATTGACTTTGGAGGAAAGACGTGCAATGGTCACCCAAGAAATGTTCAATCAAATTTATAATGGAGGAGGACCTGAAAGTTTATAACAATCTGAGATTGACCAATGGGGTATTCCAAAACGAACTAGAGAACCATACCAGTTACCTAAACTAAACATCAATACAGAGTTTTGGCCTTATGAAAGTGGTGAATGTGGTGAAGGTCCATTAGATGC